GTCCCCGATCTCCTTAGGGAAGTTATAGTTACGGCTCCCTATAGAGATCGGGGACGGTGGTTTAAAGATCACCGTCCCCTTTCTTTTTATCCAAAACCTGCTTACTATTGAAGTATACGTGTAAGTCTTAGGAGATTAAATTGGCACTCAACCTAATAGATTATGCAACGGTTGGAGCAGATACTGTTGTTATTAAATTTGCTAGAACAGTAAAAATTAGTTCAATTACTAATGCAAACCTGATAGTAGCAACCACATCTGCTACGCCTACTTTTGTTTCTAATCCATTCGAAGATATTAATACAACTACTGATTATAATCAAATATCTAGAGTATTAAGACTAACTTGGAATAAACTATTATCTAACAATGTAGAGTATTTTATTAGATTAAATGGTTTTGTTGATGCAGCAGGACAAATAATCCCAGAAGAAAAAATAAAGTTTACTAAAAACGACGGTGCAACACCAGTCAGTATTACGGAACCTCAAATTCCTATCATCCAAGAATTGTTGATAGAAGATAAATCTATATTAATAGATACATATTTAAGCTATCAAGTAATAGCTAAAAATCCTGAGTTTTATATAAAATCTGTTGATCCAATAAATGGAGATTTTTATATAGACAATAATTACAATGATGGAAGAGTTATAGTAACCTTTAATGAAAGACCAGCTTCCAACTTTTTGGGTAAATCATATTTCAAAGCTCAAAGAAAGAAAATGCAAAGAACTCCTTCAAGATGGGAAAATCTAGAAGCTAGAATATCAATGCATTCCTGGAAGCCAGAAGTATATGTTGATTTCCCTTCTTTAAATGACGCAACACCTGTATATTATACAGATGGATCAGATTATTTTGAATCTAATTATAAATACAGAATTGTGATATCTGAAAATATAGGTATATAAAATGTCTAACTTTGTTTATGGCAAAGCAAAAGAAGCAATGCTAAATGGACAAATCAATGTTATATCTAATAGTCTAAAAGTTTTATTGGTAAGCAGTTCTTATGTCCCTTCCATAAACTCAGATCAATATGTTTCAAACATTAATGTAAATCATATTATAAATAGATCTGGAGTAATACAAAACGTTACAAATACTCTTGGAGTATTAGATGCAAGTGATATAGTCATATCAGAACACGATGGTTCAGCTTTTAATGCAGTAGTGTTATACCAAAATGGAACATCAGATTCAGATTCAAGACTTATTTCATATATAGATACTTCTGCTGGTCTGCCTTTTGCGGGTGTTAATTTCAGCTTACCTGTTACTATAATCTGGAATAATAGTTTTAGTAAAATCATTTCTTTATAGGAAAAATATGGCAACAAATTATCCAAATTCTTTAGATGTTTTAATTAATCCAACAGTCAACGATGCTTTAAATTCAGTAACAGTTCCTCATCATCAACAGCATGCAAACTTAAATGATGCAATGGAAGCAGTCCAAACTATTTTGGGAATTAACCCAGCAGGGTCACATTTAACCATAAAAGACAGAATGCAAGCATCTGAAGCTTTAAACGGCTTAACTGACGTTACTATTACTTCTGTTGAAGCAGGAAATGTTCTAAGACATAACGGCTTAAAATGGGTAAATTACGCTGAAAAAGACGTTACTGATGGAGGGAACTTTTAAAAATGGCAAATACAATTAGGATTAAAAGAAGAACGGGAGCAGGTTTAGCTGGATCTCCTGCCTCTCTTAAGAACGCAGAGTTGGCCTACAATGAGGCTGATGACATACTCTATTATGGTAAAGGTGCTGACGGAAATGGCGACGCAACGACCATCCCAGCTATAGCAGGAGCAGGAGCCTATACCACTCTTGGTACAGCACAAACGATAACTGGAAATAAAACATTTTCTGGCACAGTTTCAGTTGCGGCACCATCATCAAACGCACATGCAGCAACTAAATTATACGTTGATACTGCAATCACCGGAGTTGCAACAACATTCACCGTTGCAGGTGACGGTGGCTCAAATCAGACGATAACCACAGGAACAGACACTCTAACAATTTCAGGCGGCACTGGTCTTACTTCTGCTGCTACATCGGATACTATCACTTTAAATCTTGACAATACAACTGTAACAGCTGGTTCGTACGGTTCAGCTAGCGCAATCCCAACCTTTACGGTTGACGCTCAAGGTCGTTTAACAGCAGCTGGAACAGCTTCCATATCCACTTCATTTACGGTAGATGCAGACAGTGGTGACAATCTAACAATTTCTGGTGGGGATACATTCACCATAGTCGGTGGCACAGGATTGACATCAACAGCTTCTGCAACTGATACGCTGACTTTAGACCTTGATAACACAGCAGTGTCAGCTGGTTCATTTGGTTCAGCCACAGCTGTTTCAACCTTTACTGTTGATGCCCAAGGTCGTTTAACTGCAGCCGGAACAGCTACAATTGCCATCCCTGCAAGTGCAGTTACAGACTTCAACGAAGCTGCTCAAGATGCAGTTGGAAATGCAGTTGGAACAGGCCTTACTTACACAGACTCAACAGGTGCAATTTCAGTAACCGCAAATACTTACGATGCATATGGTTCAGCTTCAACAGTCGCAGGAAACCTTACAACTCACGGAAATCTAACAGAAGCACATGGTGCAACTGGTGCAGTAGTTGGAACCACAAACACTCAAACACTTACGAACAAGACACTTACTAGCCCAGTAATAACTGGAGCAGTATTTAATGATGGTTCAATAGTCTTTGAAGGTGCAACAGCTGATGCCCATGAAACAACTTTAGCAATTACTGATCCAACCGCAGATAGAACAATTACACTCCCAGACGCTACAGGAACAGTTGCCTTAGTTGCAGACGTCGCAGCACTGTCTGGCGCAACATTTACAGGTGCAGTATCTGGTACATCCCTTACCCTTTCAGGTGACCTGACAGTCAACGGTACAACAACTACAATTAACTCAACTACAGTAAGTGTCGACGACAAGAATCTTGAACTTGGCTCAAGTGTCTCTCCATCAGATGCTGGTGCAGACGGTGGTGGTATTACGCTCAAGGGAACTACGGACAAGACTTTTAACTGGGTTGATGCAACTGACGCATGGACTTCATCTGAGAATCTCAACCTTCTAACTGGCAAGTCATTGTTAATCGCAGGAACTTCCGTACTTAACGCCACTACTCTTGGTTCAGGAGTAACCGCATCAAGCCTTACTTCAGTTGGAACAATTGCAACTGGTGTATGGAATGGTACCGCAATAGCCATAGCTAACGGTGGAACCGGCTCTACAGACGCTGGAGCAGCTCGTACGGCCCTTGGATTGGCAATTGGCACTAACGTACAGGCCTACAACTCTACACTCGCTGCTGTGGCTGGTGGCACGTATACTGGCGATGACAGCATTACAACCCTTGGAACAATTTCTGCAGGAACTTGGAATGGTACAACAATTGCTATAGCTAACGGTGGTACCGGTTCTACAACGGAATCAGGAGCTCGTACAGCTCTTGGATTGGCCATTGGGACCAACGTACAGGCTTATAGCTCAACTTTAGATAACGTAGCTGCAGGCAACTACACACTTGATGGTGGAACGTTCTAACTGCTTTATGTTATAATATTTTAGTTAAAACGGAGTAGCAAATGGCTAATGTTATTAAAATCAAACGTAGTGCAACAGCTTCTGCAACTCCAAATACATTGGAGCATGGTGAGCTAGGGCTAAATTATGCTGATGGAAAGCTATTTTATAAAAATCTATCAAATTCCATAGTTCAGTTTACGGGCAGTGTGGGGCCAAAAGGTGATGCAGGTGTAGCGGGACTTGCTGTTCAAAGTACTGCGCCAGTTGATACTACTGTACTGTGGGCTGATACTTCTGTTTCTGGTACCGCTGTTGTTCCTACTGGTGGAACAACTGGGCAGGTATTGGCTAAATCTTCTGGTAGCGATTATGCAACAACGTGGACTACTCCAGTTACTTCTTCTGATTTAGCATTAAAGGCAAACTTGGTTGGCCCTACTTTTACTGGAACAGTTACACTTCCATCAGACACTTCTATTGGTACTGTTAGCGCAACAGAAATTGGGTATTTAGATGGAGTTACTTCCGCAATCCAAACACAGCTAAATACAAAAGCTTCAACAGGAAAAGCCATAGCTATGGCAATAGTATTCGGAGGATAAATCATGGCAGCACCAAACATAGTTAACGTTACAACAATTACAGGAAAAACAGCTCTACTTGCTATTACCAACTCTGCAACTGCAATAGTAGCAAACTCAGCAGCAAGTGGTAAAGTATTTAAAGTCAATGCTTTATACGTGTCGAATGTAGACGGTGCATCAAACTTTACTTTAAATGTTGACATATTAAGATCTGCAGCAACACCTTCAACTTATCGATTAGCACACCTTCTTGTCGTACCCGCCGGAGCAACTATTGATGTTATATCTAAATCTATTTACCTTGAAGAAGGAGACTCTCTTCGCCTTACAGGAAGCACAACTCTTAAACTAGAGGGGATTGCTAGTTACGAAGAGATTAGCTAATGCCAGACTTCCCTTCTGCAACTAGTGCTTCAGGCATCTGGTCTTTAAACGATGTCGAAGAGGCAGTTCAAGGCAGTAATTGGTCATCAACATTTCCAGTCGTAAAAGATGGACTACAACTTTATCTAGATGCTGGTAATACAGCTAGTTATCCTGGGTCTGGCAATAAATGGTATGACCTAAGCGGAAACAATAGGCATTTTACATTAAATAATAATACCTTTACATCTGGATCAATTCCATATTTTTCAACTCTAGGTGGGAATATGGTCGGTCCAGAATCAAATTCATTTCAGATTAACGATAGAAATGGTTATACAATTTATTTAATCATGTATCAGAACTCTTTGGTAAATAGTGCTGCGTTTAAGTTTTACAATAGCGGGAGTGGCAGAGGAATTTTTGCTCACTGCTCATGGGGTGATGGAAATATTTATTTTGATCAAGGAGGTGGTTTCTCTGGTGATCAAAGAATATTTGCCAGCGGAGGAACCATGACTGCATGGAATATATTTGTGTTTAGAAGAAATGGCTATAGACAAAGACAGATTTTAAAAAATAATAGTGTTTTAGTAAGTGGTCTGGATTTAGCAGCAGATTTGAATTTAAGTTCAGTCAGTGCAACCCTTGGTTCAACTGATGAATATGGTGGTACATCTTCCACATGGAATGCAAGAATTGGTCAATTTATCGTTTATAATCGTGGATTAAGTCGTACTGAGATGCTGTACAACTACAACTCATTAAAAACAAGGTATGGTCTGTAATGCCTCAGTTTCCTAACCCCAATAACTCCACAGGTACTTGGTCGCTAGAAAAGCAACGCAATGCTGTTATGGGTTCTAATTGGGGTTCTCCATTGATTGCTACAACAAGTGTTGTTCCGTATCTGATTGATGTATTTGGAACTAAATATTGGGTTTATAGATTTGTTGTTGATAGCAACACAACAAGTAAAACTTTTACGATGGATATTTCATCTGGAACCGCTGTTGCTGAATTCTTGGTAGTAGCTGGTGGTGGTTCAGGTGCTGGTTATGTAGGTGGTGGAGGTGGTGGAGGAGGTTTTGTTGAAGGTTCTTTCAGATTGACCTCTGGAACATACACCATAGTTGTTGGTGGTGGTTCTGGACCCGGATTGACCTCTGGCAATGCTCGTGGTCCAGTAGGCAAAGACTCTTCAATCTCTGGTCCAAACCTTTCAATCACCGCTTATGGTGGTGGTGCTGGGGGTAATCATGACTCAAATGCTGGCAGTGCTGGTGGTTCAGGAGGAGGGGGTGCCTCAACCAACGGTCAGACATCTTTGGGCGGTGGTGTTACGGCAGCAGCAACCTCTGGATCAGCAATTATATCTGCTGCTTCATACGGTTTTAGAGGTGGTAATACAACAGGAGCACGAGGCGGTAATGACTGTGAAGGCGCAGGAGGAGGTGGTGCTGGTGGTCAAGGTCTTGACCATTTAGACACAAACACTGGTCCCGGTGGTCATGGTCGTCTTTCCACAATATCAGGTAGAGCATTCCTTTACGCAGCAGGCGGAGGAGGGGGAAGTTATTACCCAAATGACTCTGGTGATATTGTCGGAGGAGGTTCTGGCGGTCTTGGTGGAGGAGGGGGCGGAGGCGCTCACGGTAATGGAAATCAAGGTTCTGGAGGAACAGGTGGTGAATCTAACGGTTCAGCAGCAACTGCTGGTGGAGAAGCTCCCGGTGGACAAGGTGGACAGAATACAGGAAGCGGTGGAGGAAGCTCTGGGCATAACCAAGCAGCAGGAAGTGGAGGCTCAGGCATCGTATACATTAGATATCCTGCAAATATTACTTCAATCAATGTTGAATATGTTGTTACAGCTGGAGGCGGTGGTGGTGGATCAGGTGCCACAAGCGCAAACAACGGCGGAGGCGGAGGTGCAGGAGGATATCGTTCTTCTGTAGCTGGAGAATCCACGGGAGGACTAGGCTCAGTAGAAAGCCCATTATCAGTAGTTCGTGGTATCCCATATACTGTCACAGTCGGTGCTGGTGGTTCTGCAAACAACTCTGGTTCCAATTCTATTTTTGGTCCAATAACTTCAACTGGAGGAGGTCGTGGGGGAGGATTAAACGCTCCCGTAGCTCCACTATCTGGTGGTTCTGGCGGTGGTGGTGGACCAGCAGGCTCTGCAACTAACCTTCATTTAGGAGCAGCAGGTCTTTACTCTCAAGGATACTCTGGCGGAAATGGCAACGCTGCATCACCTTACCGTGGTGGTGGCGGAGGAGGAGCTGGTGCTGCCGGAAATGCTGGCGTAACTAATGGAAACGGAGGTGCTGGTATTTCATCGTCTATTACCGGAAGTGCTGTAACTCGTGCTGGAGGTGGTGCAGGAGCTGGTGATGACGGGAATGGAACTGGTGGTTCTGGTGGCGGAGGAAATGGTGGTAACCTTAACGGCACATTGGCAGTAGCAGGAACACCAAATACAGGTGGAGGTGGAGGTGGAGGTGTTTCTCAAGGAGCAACTATCGTAGCTGCTTCAGGAGGTTCGGGTGTTGTAATCTTGAGATACCCTTCTTATTATACCCTCAGTGTTGGGGCAGGATTGACATCAACAACCTCAACTGTTGGTTCAAATAAAGTAACCACATTCACTGCTGGTACTGGAATTATAACATGGAATTAAGGATTAACTAATGGCACAATTCCCAAACACATCTAGCGCAAGTGGCAAATGGTCACTTCGTCAACAATATCGTTCTATCCTTGGTTACAACTGGGCATCCCTCCCTCCCGCTACTGCTGAAATCCTCGTTGTAGGAGGCGGTGGTGGTGGAGGCTACGACATGGGCGGAGGTGGTGGTGGTGGTGCCGTATCTGCTGGAACATTCCTCGTTCAGCCGGGAAGTTATACTTTGACAATAGGAGCTGGTGGACTTGGAAATGGATCTGGAATTAATGGGAACTCTGCCTTCCATCAATTTACAGCCGTAAGCGTAAATGGTTCAGATACTTTTATAGAATCTCCATCTTACGAAAGAGTGATATCAAAAGGAGGCGGTTATGGAGGAAGTTCTTATTGGGACTATACTCCGGGTGCTGTAGGGAATGCTGGCGCTAATGGCGGTGGAGCTTCTGGATATTCCAATGGTGGTGCTCCCGGTGGTCGTTTAGGCGGTGCATCAAACCAACATACTTTAGGGATGTTAGATGGACTACTTACTGTTACATCTCGTGCGAATGGTTACATAGGTGGTCATGGTGGACCTCAGTATTACCCCGGAGGAGGTGCTGGGGCGGGCGAGAACGGAACTAATTCACCCAACACCCCCCATGGCGGTATTGGACAGCTCAGTACCATTACAGGTGTTTCCTATTACTGGGGCGGAGGCGGAGGAGGTTCTTCCTACAGTTCCGGTCCCGGAGGCAATGGAGGTAATGGCGGAGG